TGCTGAGGATGCCACTTCTCAGGCAGTCTACGGACCAAGAACTCTAAGCCAATCAGGACTACTTATTCAGGAGCCAGAGCAGCTTCAGTTCTTGGCTGACTTCTTCTTGGCTCGCTACAAAGAGCCTCAGTACCGCTTTGAGACTGTCACAGTAGTCCTAGACACCCTAAGCACCGTAAACCAAGACAAGGTGCTGGACCTAGAAATCGGTGACATTGTTCAGGTTCGGTTCGAGCCTTCTGACATCCCGCCAGCTATCGAGCAATACTGCCGAATCATCGGGATAAACCATGACTGGACTCCTGGTAGCAAGAACATCAGCTTCGCCCTAGAGCGCCTAGACTTTGCGGTCTTTATCCTAGATGACGCGGTACTCGGTGAGCTGGACAATGACCGCCTTGCCTACGAGTAGTAAACTAAAACGAGAACAAAAGGAAACCAATGCCAAGAAAAACCTTTACCGCTGGTGAAGTCCTAGCTGCTGCTGATGTAAACCTGTACCTCAGCAACGAGGTCACACTAACTGCCTCTACTGCTGCCTCTTATACAGTCCTAACCTCTGACCGCTACAAGATCCTAGAGTTTGACTCTGCCTCAGCTCAAACAGTGACCTTCTCAACTGCTACGGCTTTTATCGCTGGCGAGCGTGTGGACATCCTTAGAGATGGTGCTGGAACAGTCACAATCAACCGAGCTTCAACCGCCGTGTCTATACTTGGTCGAGGAACCGCGGGAACGGCCTACGCAATCGGTACTCGTTATGACGCTGTATCTGTGATCTGTGTGGGTACTGACTCTTACCGCATTATTGGTAACGCAACGGCGGTCTAATGACTCTCTCAGCGTTAGGTATTTTTAGTGCTGCTGGGGCTGGTGGGGCTGCCTTTAGCTCTGACTATGAGCTAATCAGCTCTACTATTTTAGGTTCTTCTACTCCTTCCGTTTCTTTCAGCAGTTTAGGGACTTACTCATCTACCTATAAGCATTTACAGATTCGCTACACCTTACGAGGCGATAGAGCCTCAGACGCAGAAGGAATAATTTGCCGACTCAATGGTGACAGTGGTAATAACTACGCAAACCACCAGTTATTTGGTAATGGTTCTTCTGTTGGTTCAGGAGCACAAACGAGTTTTAGCAGTTTTGAGTTGCACTATACAAGTGCTGCCACTACAACTGCTAATGTTTTTGGTTCAGGAGTCATAGACTTTTTAGATGCCTTTTCAACAACTAAAAATAAAACCCGCAGGGTTTCTTACAGCATGGGTGTCCACAGCGGATTTTCAGGTGTCTATCTAATTTCTGGTGTTTGGATGAATACGGCAGCTATTACTAGCATTGCTTTTACCCCTCAGTTTGGCTCTAACTGGGTCACAGGCTCACGCTTCTCTCTCTACGGAATAAAGGGATAACAAATGCCAACACCTACTTACACACCTCTAGCTAATGTGACTCTAGGCTCATCAGCTACAACAGTCACATTCTCTAACATTCCAGCAACTTACCGAGATTTGATTTTGGTTGCTGAAGGAACTTCTGCTAGTTCAAATCTTCATTTACGATTCAACTCAGATTCTGCTTCTAATTATTCTTATGTTTTTATGTTCGGTAATGGCTCATCAACTTCAAGTGGCTCAGGAACTGATACTGGACTTTTGGGTGGAAGCTTTACAACAACGCGTTCCACTACCATTTACCAAGTGATTGACTACAGTGCAACAGATAAGCACAAAACAGTTCTAAATAGAGGTGGTGCTTCTAATGACGCAGTTTTTGCTTGGGCTGGAAGATGGGCTAACACTGTTGCGATAAATAATGTCTTAGTTCGACTTAGCAGTGGGGGGAACTTTAATGTTGGAACCTCATTTTCACTTTACGGAGTAATCGCCTAATGAAACTTATTGAATCTAAAACTCTAGCTACTGCTGCTGCCTCGATTGAGTTCACCTCGATTCCGCAGGATGGCACAGATTTACTTTTGGTTTCTAGTCTTAGGTCAGTCTCAACAGATGATGGTGTCTTTGTTAGGTTCAATGGCACTAATTCAGGTTATTCAACAAGGACTCTCTATGGAAATGGTTCGGCAGCAGCTTCAAGTACCAATCCCTATGGAGTGACATCAGCTTTGTTTTTAGCAACAATACCTGGGACTTCTTGGACATCAAATACATTCCATAGTGCGCAACTTTACATACCTAATTACGCAGGTTCAACCAATAAATCTACTTCCCTTGATGGAGTTGGCGAAAACAACGCAACTCTAAATTATATGGATTTAGGTGCGGGTCTTTGGAGTAATACAGCAGCAATAACTTCAATTTTGATTTATACGAACAGCACTTCTAATTTGGCAGTCGGTTCAACAATCTCACTTTACAAAATCACAAAAGGCTCAGACGGAATAGTCACCACCTCATAACAAGAAAGAAAAGAAAATGACAGAAATCCTAACCAAGCTAGTAGTGGACTGCTCAACAGGCGAAGCAACAGAAGTACCTCTAACAGCCGAGGAACTAGCACAGCGAGAAACTGACCGCCTAGCTTACGAAGCTCAGGAAGCGACACGCCTAGCAGCCGAGGAAGCAAAAGAAACAGCTAAAGCCTCTGCTAATGCCAAGCTAAAAGCTCTGGGTCTGACTGACGCTGAAATCGCTGCTATCACCGCATAATGGCTGAGGAAACAACTGGGGTACGCATTACCCAGCAAGCAATTTACGCCAAGCAACTTGAGCATGGGGAAACCCTTGTCAAGATCCTTGAGAAGCTGGACCACTTAGATCAAGTCCCAGACAGACTCAGAGAAGTAGAGCTGACCTTGGCTCGTCTTGCCTGGATTGAAAAGATTGCTTACACAGGTCTAGCTGCTGGTGTCACAGGACTTGCCTCTGCACTGTTTAGCTTGCTGGTAAACTAAGCTTTGTCGCTTTTGGCGATGTTGCATCTACCATGACTGGGTTTGACATTAGATAGCTTGTCAGGTCCACCCTTTGAGATGGGGATTACATGGTCAATGTGAAGGGACATCTCCCAGCCCTCAGTGCCAATCTTTCGGTTCAGGGTTAAATCTATCGAATCACCGCAGATGTGGCACACAGCACCGTATAGCTCTAATACTTGAGCTTCGGTGTACTTCTCCCAGCCATTAGCCTTTTTCTTAGCTCGTTTTCTACGAGCTATTCCTGCAATCTTGTCTGGGTTTTCCGCTCGATACTTCTTGCCCTTTCTCTTGTGGTATTCAATCTTTGACCTATAAAGCTCAGGCCATTTGGACCGCCGATACTCGTTTAGGGCATCCTTGTTTTTGTAGTAATAAGCAAGGTTAGCTTGCCTGTATTTTTCTGGGCTTGCTTGTCTAGCTTCATTGTTGGCTTGGTTTATACAAAGCTTGCATTGGGATCTAAGGCCAAAAGTTCCAGGGCCTTTGTAGTAATCACTGAGTTGCTTGTTTTGACCACACTTGCGACAAGTCTTATACTCGCTAATAGTGGACTCCTTTTTAGTCTGCTCACGCCCCTGGATGTTTCTGCATCGCAGGGGTCTTAGCTTCTAGTTTACTTGAGCTGGTAAACTAGGGCCATGAGATTCCCATTTGATAAACCGATGCCACGCATAAGCTCACCCTACGGATGGCGAATACATCCGATTCTAAAAACAAGGCGTTTTCACAATGGCGTAGATTACGCCTCAGCTACTGGCACACCAGTAAAAGCAATCGCTACTGGCAAAGTCCTTTTCTCTGGCCCATCCACCCTCAAGTTTCCTAATGGCGAACCTGCTGGCGGTGGCTACCTAGTCAAGCTACGCCACAAGGTAAACGGCGAGTGGATCACATCTGCCTACATGCACTTGAAAAAGGGAAGCCTTACAGCTAAAAAGGGTGACACAGTTCTTGAGGGCGAGATTCTTGGACTTTCTGGCAACACAGGGGAGTCTACAGGCCCACACCTACACTTTGAGATTCAGCGTGGCAAGAACTACATCTATACAAACAACGGCACACGCTACACAGAGCCAACTAGCTACATCAAAACACAGATTGCATTGGAGAAAACAAAGTGAAAGACTTTATTGAAAGACTAAAAACAGAAGATTCCATCAGACAGCTAAAGGCCGCACTCGGTTCTTACCTAAGAGCTGCCCTTGCTGCTGTCGGTGCAATGCTGTTGGCAGGTATCGAGGATCCAAGCCAGATTACTGTTTCAGCTTTGCTTGCAGGTATCCTTGGCCCACTTATCAAAGCCCTTGACCCTAACCAGGATGAGTACGGTATCGGTGCAAAAGTAGAGGCAGCAGTCAAGCCTACAGACACCGAATCTAGCGAATAGCCGCTAAAAAGCCACAGAACGCCCGTACAGCGGTTTTACCCCTATATAAGCCCTACAGTCTAAGTAGATAAGTTTATAAGCTGTACGGGCTTTTTAGCGTCTTGATTAGTGACGCTTTCTTTCAGAATCTGTGGTTCCGCCCCATACTCCGTGCATACCCGCTGACACGGCATAGTCAAGACATCTAATCTTTACTGGGCATACCGAGCAAATCGCCTTAGCCTCATTAGCAACAAGTTTTCGGTCATGTGGACTGCCCACAAGATCGTCTGGAAAAAATAGATTCGGGTCTACGGCACACCCCACTCCGCCTGGTACATCTCTAACGGCTTCCTGAAGCTCGATGTATTTGCGTTCTAATTGTCGGTGGGTCAGCATAGTTTTACATTACAGATAAAACCAGCTAATGTGAAATCCCACACCGAGTAGATGTGGGATTCAGACCAAATGAAAGAGAGGGAAACACTTGGCCTTATCAAAGCTACCAAGCGTAATAAACGAGATACAGGATGCCGTACTCCTAGGGGATTTCGAGAACGGCTCTCCAGAGTGGCATGAGCTACGAAACGAACAGGGCGCTATCGGCGGTTCTGACATCGGAGCTATTGCTGGACTATCACAATGGGAAAGCCCGTATACAAAGTGGGCAAAAAAGACAAACCAAATCCCAGATGACTTTGTACCGAATATGTCAATGCGACTCGGAACAAAACTAGAAGCACCAATCCTAGAAATCTTTTCCGAGGAACATCCTGAGCTGGAACTTTACACAACAGGAACTTGGGCAAACAAAGAAGAACCTTGGATGCGTGCTAACCCTGACGCAATCTACGCGGACTCAACTGGTGAATTTGGAATCCTAGAAGTCAAGTTCTCACGCGACTACTGGACAGCCGTGCCTCAGTCTTACCGCGCTCAGGTTCTTTGGTACATGCGAGTATTCGGTTTGAAGCAAGCAAAACTTGTTGCGCTCGCAGGATCTAGTTATCAAGAGTTTGACATTGAGTGGGACCAGTTTGAGGCTGACGCTTTGTTTGCTGCTGCCATTCGGTTCCGCAATCATGTTGTGCAAATGCGAGCGCCACAGTGGGATGGTTCCAACTCAACACTTGAGACAGTCAAAAAACTAAACCCAAACATCTCAGATGGCGAAGTAGACCTAGATGATTTAGGTATGCACTACTTCAACAAGTTGGATGAGTTCGAGCGTGTCGAAAAGGAACTAACTGAGCTAAAGAGTAGAGTCCTATCTGCTATGAACGGCAACAAGAGGGGCTTGATTTACGGAGAACACCGAATTAGCCTCAGAGCTAGAGGTGCGGGACTTCCGTACCTACATCACGAAAAGACAGGGAAATAAATGGCACACTTCAATCTTAACGAATACCAGACCGTACAAGAACGCATAGATTTATTTTGGAAAAAGTTTCCTGCTGGTCGGTTCAAGCTAGACATCGTTAGTCAGTCAGATACACAGGTCATCATTAGGGCTTCGGTCTGGACCGACAAGAACGACAAGCATCCAACAACAGTGGACTTCGCTGAGGAGCGCGTAGGCACTTCGCCTGTAAACAAAATCAGTCATGTTGAGAACTGCGCTACATCAGCTCTCGGTAGAGCTATCAGTGCTTTAGGCGGAGAGTTTAGCCCAAAAGGTAAACGACCATCCCGTGAGGAGATGGCAAAGGTAGAGCGCTCTAAGCAACCAGTTGCACAGCTAAAGGATTGGCTAGTTATGGCTCAGTCTATGGGCGATGACCTTGTCGGTCTTAGACTGTTTTACAGCGAAGCCAAAACTGCCAACGCACCAAAAGAAACACTAGATAGGATT